CTGGTGCAGCACCCAGCCGAAGGGCCATAGTTCCGCACCTTCCATGGTGCCATCGCGCAGGCGCAGCGCATTGCCATCGGTCGGCAGGGTCTGGAACCAGCGCTGTGGCCGATGGCTCAGCCGCTCCGGCAGCCACTCCCGCCCCAATTGCTGCCACTGGATTTCCAACGCGGCAAAGCCGTGGCCGATGCCGTCCAGGCAATCCAGCAGCACATCGTCCAGCTCGGGCATGTTCTCCAGCCACTCCTGCAGGCGGCCGGCCAGGGTCTTCTCGGCGGCACTGGCCTGTGGCGGCGCTTCGACAGACCAGTCCAGCGTCAGCAGCACGCGCTTGCGCTTGCTCATCTCGGCAAAGATGTGGCCGTCCTTTTCTTCCATGTCGGTAAACAGGTCGGCCTGGGCGCTGAGCACCCCTTGTTCGGCTTCTTCCAGCACACGATGCAGCCGCGCCGGGGTCAGCCCGCGTGAGGGGTGTTCGGCAAATGCCCGTGTCACCCAGCCGATGCGGGCGGTTTGTTCCTCGCCCAGTACCTCGCGCCGAATGGGCTGGCCGTATTGGTCTAGTAGTCTGGTCATGGCGGCTCCTACCAGGCACCGCCGCCAAAGGCAGCGGCCTGGTCGCGGTGGACCGGGGTATAGGCGATGGCTCCGCAACCGCCAATCGCTGCAGCCCACAGCATCTGCAGCGCGTCCGGGCCGTCGTCGTGGTCGGCCTTGGGAAAGTGGCGCAGTTGTTCGATCAGCGTGTGCTGCGAGGGATGCAGGCGGATCAGGCCATTGGCCATGTGTGGCTGCAGGGTTTCAATGCGCAGTAGCTTGTCGGCAATCGGCGTCACACCTCGCGCCGGCACCGGAATGCCACGGGCGGCAGCGCGCTTTACCAGCTCGGTGCGCATGAATTCCTGAAACTGCACTGACTCCACCAGCCACAGCAGGCAGCGGTATTGCTGCTGGTAAGCGATGACGTCTTCAATGATGCGGTCTGGCAGGCGCTTGCGGATGCTGGCTTCCACCACATCCAGCACGCCGCTGTGGCGGTTGTAGCCGCCCACCAGGATGGCAGACGGGTCACGGCTGGCACCGGCGCGGCCCAGCGAGGGGTCGCAGGCTCCGTAAAACAGCCAGTCGGCCAGCCGGTTGACCCAGAAATGAATGCACTCGGCAAACGGCGCATCGTCGCCGGATAGTGGGTCGTTTTGCTGTTCGCTGTCGAATGCCGCCTTGCCATCGCGGGCGCGCTTCACCATCAGCTGGTAAAAGCTGGTGCCGCCCGGCCAGCAGATCTGCACCCCGGCATCCATCTCCGGCTGGTGTGCCTGGTAGTAGGCGAGGGCGGCGTCCACGCCCTGGGATAGCAGCAGCTCGGTCCAGTGGTCCCACAAGTCCATGCGTTCCGGCCATTGCTCCACGGCGCGAAACTTGGCTCCGTGCCATAGCGGGTTGGCCAGTAGCCGTGCCAGTACCGAGTCGTAATGCAGGATGGTGCCGATGATGAACACGTCCAGGCTGTCGTCGGCATCGCCCAGCGACAGCAGGCTTTTGTTGAGCCAGCCATGCAGCTTGTCACGCTGTTCCGGGCTGCGCACATTGTCGTCGTTTTCCAGATCGTCGCCGATCACCAGATCCGGCCGCCACGGCCCATGCCGCCGGCCACGAATGCGCTTGCCGGAGCCGAACACTTCTATCTTGGCGTCGTTGCGGGTAAGTATGGTGCCCACCTGCCACACCCGGCCCTGGCCGCAGGCTTCGGGAAAGTCGCGCAGCAGACGCGGGTTGAACTCCAGCTCGGCCTTGATGGCTTCCAGCATCGGCAAGGCCTGGTCCAGCGCGTCCATTACCAGGATGGGGTAGTGCTTGCGCCCGGTGATGACGCACCACAGCGTGCCGATCTGGGTAATCAGCGTGGACTTGGCATGGCCACGCGGTGCGGCCACTGCGTCGTGGTCGCCTGCCTGGTTGTCGATGATCTGCTGGAAGCGGGTGAACAGATAGTCATGCAGCCGGGCTGGCTCGCGCCGGGTGTAGTGCGGAAAGTAGGTGAGGGCAAAAAAGCGGAAGCTGGGCAAGGTCCTGCAGGAAGGATTTTTTGGTAAGCTTGCTCATGTCATTTTGGGGGCTGTTATGAAACTGGACCGTGCGCTACAAAAGAAAATTCTTGAAGTATTAGGCTCGGTTTATCCTGAGCCTCTGGGGGCTCGAATCTATCTATTAGGTGACCCCGACAAAGTGCTACTTAGGGCAAATCTCGCCTATCTGGGCGAGCTTGGACTTGTTGAGTCAATCCTGCCTGCCGCGGAACAGAGAGCTCATGTGCCTCGTATTAATGCCACCAAGATCACAGCCAAGGGCCTGGATTTCCTTGAGCAAGATGGTGGGCTTTCCGCCATCCTCGGCACGGTTACCGTCAAGCTCCATGCCGATACCATTCGCGACCTGCTTGAAACCCGAATCATGGAGTCCCAGCTTCCCGCAACTGAAAAGAAACGTTTTGTCGATCAGTTAAAAGAGCTACCGGGAGAGGCGTTAAAAACACTCACCAACAAGCTGATTGAAAAAGCCTGTGATAACCCGGAAGCCGTGGTATCTGTGTTTAACAGCATTTTCTAGCCATACACCCTCGCCAGCTCCTCCCCAAACGGCTCCAGCACCTCGACAAAGGCCTGGGCGTGTTTGGGGTAGCGTTCCCGGATAAACCCGGCCAGCTTCTGCACCACCTCCATCGCGGTGGCCAGCTGGCTGGTTTCCGGCAGCACGCGCTTGCTGGCGGCCACGGTTTTATTAAATGAATCCGCCAGGCTGGCCAGAATCTGCACCTTCTTTTCCGGTGGAATGTCCGGGTTGGCGTTCAGCGCGTCCATGGTGGCCTGGTACTGGGTCATGAAGCCGGCCAGCGCGGCGCGAGCCACCGCCTCGATGCCATCGCCGGCCAGCAGGTGGGCGGCGCGCAGCTTGTCCCAGTCGTCGCCCTTGTCCAGTGCCTCGCGCTTCCAGCGGCTGGCGGTGGACTGCGAGATGGCACATTGCAGGGCGGCAATTTCCAGGCTGATGCGCTCCAGCACATACAGGCGGCGCAGCTTGTCGCGGGTGTCCTGCCCGTGTGCCACTACAGGATTCCACGCTTGATCATTTCCGCCGCAATGGCGGTGCCGATGGCGGCAATGGCTCCGCTGACTGCGCCGTTCTTGGAGGCGCGGATTTCCACGTCACGCAGGCGGCCGTCCATACGGTCGATACGCTCGTTGTGGATGTTCTGCCGTGCCAGCATCAGGTCCATCTTGCCTTCCATGCGCCCCAGCGCACGTTGCAGTTCTTCATGGTCCGGCATGGCTTTCTCCTTGAGTTGGCGGAAACAGCGCCAGCCAGGCATCCAGTTGCTGTTCCAGCTGCTGGCACCACTGGCCATAGTCGGCCGCGTGGTAGAGCAGGGCTATGGGTGGTAATCCGCCTGCGGCGGCGGCGGTTTGATCGGCTTGAACCGCAGCTCTGGCGTCGGCTGCGGGCAAATATTCATCGTCACTGGTGTAACCGAGCGCGGCGCGGTAGAGGCGCAAGCTGTCAGGGCCAAGGCCAGTAAAACGCTCGCCATCCTGCTGTACGACATGGGTAATCCTCCGGCTCAGTTGTGCCTGGCTGTGGGCCAGCTCGGCGCGGGCCTGCAGCAAGGCCACGCCCACCTGGTAGGCCTGTTCCTGCAGTTGTTGCTGCTCACGCAGCGCGCTGGCCAGCGCCTCGGCCTGGGCTTCCGCCTGCTGGCGTTGTTGTGCGGCATGGGTGGCTTGCTGCAGGGCGATATCGGCCAGATAGCCACGTTCTGCCCAGCGGTATCCGGCGGTGAACAGCCCGGCAGCCAGGGTAGTCGCACCCAGCAGCCACACCCAGCGACGATTGGCAAAGGGCAGCGTCATCGGCCTTCCTCCTGCTGCTGCAAGGCATCGCGGGCAATCGCTGCCCGCTTGGATGCCTGGTTCTGCGCCACCCAGGCCGCCAGATAGCCGACATACAGCCATTCATCCACTTTGCCCTGCACGGTAATCCACAGCAGCACCAGCGAACTCACCACAAACGCCCCCACCAGCGTGCTGTCGCTGGTGGATAGCCGCCCGCTGGCCGGGTTGCGGATCAGGTCGAGCAAGCCCATTACTGCCACCCCCTGGCCAATTCAAAATGCGGAAACTCGCGGAATCGGGCTTTGGGGTTGCCATACCAGTTCAGCCCCAGCGCCTCGCCAATGCGGCCCATCACCTGCCAGTGCGGATGGCGGGCATCCCATTGCGGCTTGCCACCTACCATGGGGACGGCATCAAAAGCGCGGGATGCGGCTTTGCCCTGGATAGTGAAGTTGTGGGCGGACTGCCCGGCGCGGGCGTTGGTCACCTTGGGGCCGGGCTTGCTGCGGCCCTGGGCATACAAGGCATCCTGCTCGGCCCCGGAACGCCAGGTGCAGTAAATCAACACGTCCACCCCGGCATCCGCGCACTGGCGCACAAAGGCATGCGCCAAGGGCTGCAAGTCGGGGTGAAGGTCGGAAAGTAGGCGGCTGGCCATGGTGCTGGCGTCCATCGTAGGTAACGGCCACCAGAATAGAAAAGCGCCCCGGACGGGGCGCTGTGAAGGGGTTCAGTTAGGCTGAAGTTCAATCAACCCATACTAATTCTCATTGTGTGACTGGCTTGCGCATCATGTCAGGATGGGCGGT